AGAAAGAAAATCACTGCTACTACAGACAATAGTGAGTGGAAAGCACCTAAGAAACGTAAACCTCGCAAACCTATGTCTGATGAGCAAAAGGCTGCTGCATCAGAACGTCTTGCTAAGGCAAGGGCATCAAAAATAGAAAAGAACCCTAATTATGGTCAGGGAAACATTCACGAGAGTCTTCGTCATCTACCAGCTGAACATCAACTGAATCCTACTAAGGTCAAGCAATGGATCAATGTACAACAGGAATATGCTAAGTCTGAACGCTTTGCGGTTAGACAGAATGTAAAGGGTGCTATTGCAAGACTAGCTAGTCACGAAGGTTATATTCGTAATATGTTAGCATATCTTCGTCATGGTAGTTGGATTGATATGTTCTATGGTGAACAACAACAAAACATAATACGCAATAGATGTATTGCCGTTGGACATTACTGGTATGGTCCTAAGAAGGATCAACCAAAAAGAGATGTAGGTACTTTCTATAATGATATTGGATGTACCTACACAGAAGAAATGTTTGAAGAGGAAAGAGGATATGAACGACCAAGAGAAGACGCCGCCGGAGAACGTGATAAAGGGTCCGTGGCCCGTAAAAAGCGGAAGGGAAGTAAAGCTTCCTGATGAGGATATCATTGCTGTTCAACAGGATATACAGTTTGCTGGAGAGCTCTCTCAAAGTTTGATTGTGCAGATGATACATACGATGAGTGAGAACGGTATCAACATTTCTGAAAATACTTTTATTCGTGATGTGGCAATGATTATTGAGTTGGTGCAGGGCACTATTTACAGAGATATGAATCTGGCTCATCCCACACATAAGTTCATGGAAGAGTTTGTTGACCTTATTGTTAAACCAGATAATACTGTAGAGACAGAAGTTGATTTTAACACTATTACTAATCTAGTAGATTTATTAGAGGATGATAAAGATGACGACGAACCAGAAATTTCATGAACCATTTAGTCCAACAATTCTAGAGACTGAAGTGACAGAGCGATTTGTAAAAATCGTTAACGATGTATCTGATGATGTTCTTTCCAGTGAAGAGAAAAGTAAAAAGTGGGATTGGTCAGGCAGCCTTGTTGGTAAGGTGAGTAAAGAAGTTCTAATTCCTCTTACTAGTGAAGAAGACAAGGAATATCTGCTTAAAATTGTAAAACAGGGTTGTCTTGATTATCTTAATTATATGCTTCAGAAAGGTAGAAAGAATCCTTGGACTAGAATGGATTTTGCAAACTGGAATATAAAACCTACATTAGATAATATTCATCTAGATCACAGTTGGGTAGTTAGTCAGTATGCCGGTGACTTCAATCCCTTTCACCACCACAACGGAGACTTCTCTGGTGGTATCTATCTCAAGGTTCCAGTTGGAATGAATGATGAGTTGGAAGAAGATTCCAAGGACCACTATCCGGCAAAGGGTTTGATTGAATTTGCATATGGCGAAACACAGGTATTTAGGTGTGACAATGTAAAATTCAAACCAGAGGTTGGTAAGTTTCTAGTATTTCCATCTTGGCTGAAACATCTTGTGTATCCATTCTCTGTAGAGGGTGAACGGCGCATGATGGCCTTCAATGCGACAGTTATAAATAAATAAAACAAGGAACAAATTATATATGATTGATATGAACCAACAAGGATTGTATAAAATTATTATAGGACTACTAGTAATAGAAATAACACTTCATATTATAGAGGTGTGTATAGATGTATGGCCACTACTATAAAGGGTATTGACTTATTACGAATAGTATGGTAATATTATGGTATAAATGATGAAGGAATAAGATTTTGATATTAGTTGATATGAACCAAATTTCAGTTGCATCCGTAATGATGCATCTGCATATGACAAAGCAAACTAAACCCGATGAGGATATGGTTCGCCATATGATTCTCAATTCCCTACGCATGTACCGTATGAGATTTTGCGATGAGTATGGTGAGTTGGTTTTATGTTATGATTCCAAGCATTACTGGCGGCGGGATTATTACCCTGAGTACAAACACAATCGCAAGAAGGGTAGAGAATCCTCTGCTAACGATTGGGATGCTATCTTTAAGGTTCTAAATGCGGTCAAGTCAGAGCTGAAAGAGTTCTTCCCCTACAAACATCTAGAGGTCTATGGTGCAGAGGCAGATGATATTATCGCTGCACTATGCGGTGAGTTGGAGTTTGATAATGGTAAGACACTGATTCTGTCGGGTGACAAAGACTTCATCCAGCTACAGAAATATCGCAACGTGACGCAGTACAGCCCAATCACCAAGAAGTTTGTGAACGGCCTTGACCCAGATACATATCTCAATGAGCATGTTCTCAAAGGGGATAGTAGTGATGGTGTACCTAATGTCCTATCCCCAGATAATACTTTTGTTGATGGCCTTCGTCAGAATCCTCTAAGTAAAAAGAAAATTTCTATGATGGTTGAGGGTAATTTTCCGAATGATGAGGTTAAGAGAAATTATCAGAGGAACAAGAAACTGATTGATTTGAAGGAATCGCCACCTGAGTTGTTTGTAGAAATCCTCAAAGGATATGCCGATGCTCTAGAAGGTGACCGTAGCAAACTACTAAATTACTTTACACAGAAGAGGCTACGCAGTCTCGTAGAATCCATAGGAGAATTTTGATGGCAATAGATACATACACATTAGGTTTCGCTGAGATTTTGGACAAGGTTTCTAAAATCAAATCGAAAAAGGAAAAGGTTGATTTTCTGAGGAAATATCAAACTGATGCTCTTCGCATGATTTGCAAGTCATCCTTTGACCCCAATATTATTTGGGAACTTCCAGACGGCGATGTTCCTTATAATCAAAATGATGCACCAGAGGGGACAGAACATACTCTATTAGCAGGCGAAGCCAGGAAGTTGTATCATTTCATCAAGGGTGGTGATTCTACTATAAACCGAAACAAGCGTGAGATGATGTTTGTCCAGATGCTTGAGGGACTCCATAAGGACGAAGCAGAGTTGCTAATTGCTGCTAAGAATAAGTCTCTGCATCGTAAGTACAAGGGTCTGTCTGATAATGTGGTCAAGGAAGCATTTGATTGGGACGACGATTATAAACGAATCGAACACGCCCAATATCCACAGTCAAAAGGACTCGCAAACGGTTAACTTTTTTTGAGTTTTCTTTAGAATCAATAACTTAGACGCTACGATTTTTGTTGACAAACTCTGATTTTTGGTCTATACTTAGGTATACACTGAGAAAACAGAGAAAGAGATTGATATGAACAACGAAATGAACACCCTGATTGAGAACATCAAAGCAGACTACTTCAACTGGACTACACGGTGTGCTGGTGCCAAGGGTCTAGACGCCCTGACGGAAATCAACGAGAGGATGATTGCTGAGTTCAACGAGGGAATTACCTACAAGGCTGGTTCCAAGTACATCAAGGTTATCAAGGAACGTGGTGGTGTTTGGGGTTTTGTTGTCAATACCGACAACGACAAGAAGTTCAAGAAGGGTGACATTCTGAAAGCCGCCGGTTGGGCTGCTCCTGCTCGGAACTTCCCCCGTGGAAACATTCTTGAAGGTGGTTACACTGTTGGTTGGACGGGAGCTTAATTATGAAGAAGATTGCAACAATCGCTATTGAAACCATGTTTATGTTAACTCTATTTGCGGCAGGGTGGTATGCCCTCGTCGTACTTTAGGGGTTGACAAATCCTATTTCGTATGGTATACTTAGGTATAATCAAGAGAGATTGAGATATGAACTACATTAATGTCATAGGTTCCACGAAGAAGAAACGGGCTCTTGCTGAGAGTGCGGTTACTTTCTGCATCAGTGAGTTGATGCCTCGTATGCGAACCCTTGAGATTGAACTCAACCTCAAGAATCTCAAGAATGAAGGTGTTGCTGGTTGGTGTTACGAAGGTGACGGCAATCGTGACTTCTACATTGACGTTGATAAGAACCTTGACGATGAAGAACTGGTTGAGACTGTGTGCCATGAAATGGTGCATGTGTGGCAGGGTGCCACACGCAAGATGAAAGACCTGCCCTTTGGTCGTAAGATGTACATGGGTAAGGTCTATGATGATACTACTGTATATGATGATGAGCCTTGGCAGATTGAGGCATATGCGATGCAGGGTGATCTGTTGGAAAAATTTAAAGAGAAATATGTGATATGACTAAGATTAAAAATTATATAATGGATATTGAAGATTTCTGTGATGGATACTCTTATGGGGGTATGAATGATTTTACCATTGATGAGGTGGTTGAGGATGTCAGTATGTACTTCAAGAGCAACGATGCAACTAAGTATGCTCGTCAGTATCTCACAGAACAGATGGGTGAAATATGAACGGATTCGAAACGCTGGTCTTAGCGTCACTACTTTCTGGTTCCATGACAGCTTCTACCGCCGTGGAAGATAACAGGTCTAGTGAATGTCTTGCTATGAACATGTATCACGAGGCAAGGAATCAAGGCACCGCTGGTATACTGGCAGTTAGCGCTGTCGTCCTAAATAGAGTTAATGACCATAGGTTCCCTGATACCATCTGTGAGGTGGTAGAACAGGGGCCTACACGGGCATCATGGCAAGACCCTATGGTTCGGTTCCCCATAAAAAATAAATGTCAGTTCAGCTGGTATTGCGATGGTAAGAGTGATGTACCACATAACAAAGTAGATTACCAATATTTTCTTGAACTGTCAACAGCAATTTTATCTTATGAACTACCCTTCCTTGATATTACAGATGGTGCCACCTTCTACCATGCAGACTATGTGATGCCGTCCTGGGCGAAGACAAAAACGAGGACTATTGAAATAGAAGATCATATATTTTATAGATGGGATTAATGAGTCACTTTAGATTTATAGAAAAAAACATTGACGTTAGTAGAATCCTGGCTGATATTAAGGATGAAGATTGGTCCGTAGCAGGAAGTCTAAAGGGTGCTACCGGGGATACGAAACCGTATGGATTCCTACCTCTCACTATGGCAGTAGTAAGGAATGCTAATGATGATCCGAAGAAGACTGAGTTACAACAGAACACTCCCATGTATTATAGCTATCCCGGTATCAGAAAATGGTTGAAGACTTATAAACTTCATCGACATTCACGAGCTGCATTTTTTAGGTTGAGGCCAGGAGAGTCATTGGGGCGACACATTGATGAAGGTGAATATTATCTAACACGGGATAGGTATCATCTATCGTTGCAAGGCACATATCTATACACAGTTGAAGATGAATCTCACCAGATTTATCCTGGCACATTTTTCTGGTTTGACAACAAGAGGGTTCATGAATCATACAATAATGGTGATGTTGACAGATTGACATTTGTATGGGATGTTCCTAAGAGTAGGAAGAATCCATAATGGTAGAAAATGTAGTATCACTAACTGACCTTATTGAGACTCGATTGCGTAAGCAACAGGAGATAGAATATTATCAGGAAACTCTAGAAAAGTTGCAGATAAGGATTGGTGAGTTAGGCCAGGAAGTAAATATCACCACTATAATTATTGATATGATTGAGAACGAAAGGGTCTTGACAATTGATGAAAAAAGAGGTAAGATACTATTATTGGATTCTAAAAAGGAAATCAAATGACATTCGATGAATATCAAGAATTTGCACGATCAACTGCAATCTATCCAGATGAGTGTAAGGTAACATATCCTACGCTTGGTCTATGTGGAGAGGCTGGTGAGGTTGCAGAGAAAGTTAAAAAACATATGAGAGATGGTAAATCTCTTGTTGGTGTTGGACTAGAACTAGGTGATGTATTGTGGTACATCTCAGCACTTGCTGATGACCTTGGTGTGACACTAGAAGAAGTTGCACAAGCAAACGTAGACAAGTTGCGGTCTAGAATGGAACGTAACAAAATTAAAGGAAGTGGAGACAATAGATGAAGTATGGCGTTGGTAAATTAGAAGAGGCTGAACTTGTCAAAGTGCCTGGGTATAATGACATAGAAGATGTCAGAGAATGTGTAACAGGTCCAGTTTGGAGAAGGGGCGAAAGATTAAAAAAATGGTTGTTGCCTAAAAGAGATGACATATATGTGATTGCTTATACTTTAAATAAAAATGGTTCGGTTGTTCGTATTTTTGGTAATAAGTATGTAGAAAAATGCCCAAAGGGTGATGCTGTATCGGAATCTATTTACTTTAATAGCATTACTCTTAATGCGCCCTCTAAAGGAATTTGGAACAAAAACCAATGAACATATTTTATCTAGACCGTGACCCCAAGATTGCAGCACAGATGCATTGTGATAAGCATTGCATCAAGATGATCCTAGAGAGCGCACAGATGCTCTCTACAGCGCATCGTGTAATTGATGGTGATGATTATGCTAATGAGCGTGGTCTATACAAGATGGCGCACAAGAACCATCCCAGCACCATCTGGGTTCGTTCCAGTGATGAGCATTATAATTGGATGTATAGTCTTATGCTATCACAGATGGAAGAGTATACCTATCGATATGA